TGCTCTCTCTCATGGACTGGCCTCCCTGCCAGTTATCGCGTTATCCCCGGGTCAGTCGGGGTCAATTACATGGTTCTCATGGCAATCGCTCCATCAACGCACGCAGGGCGACCACGCCGGGATCGTCCTGCCCAAGATGCTCGGCTGCCCAATCAGCGACGACGCTGACTTGTTCCCGCTCCTCGTCGGTGAGCATGGCATCTCGCAGCCGTTCGATCTCGGCCTCCAGTTTCGCGACCTGGATCGCGCCGCTGGCGACAGCGTGCCGCAGCCAGTCGGCGGCGTCCGCCGTATCGTCAGCCATTGGTGCCTCCAGTTCGCTCCAGTAGCCCGCGAAGAGCAGCGGCGTGCCTGCCAATCACAGGTCCGTTTTGTGGGCGAGCAAAGCGGGAGAACCACGCCACCGCCTCGCGCTCCTCGTCGGTGAGCCGCAGTCTTGCAAGCCTCTCCTCTGCCTCTGTCAAGAGGCCGTGTAGCCACTGGAGGCTCCCTCGCTGCTGCTCAATCTCATCGACAGCCCACCGAACAATGTCGCTCGCCGCAACGCGGTCGCCACTGTCCGGGTCGCCCAGCCCCATGCCACGCACGCCGTCGATCAGCGTGCGAAGGACCGAAAGCGTGTCGCCGCGAGAACCACGCGATGCAGCGGACACCTCATCAGCCTCGTCTGTCATGGTCGCTCCTGTGTTCGATGCCGCTGATCGCTGTGGTTATGCCTTGCCGAACAGACTCTTGATGGTTGCAAGGGCGTCCTCAGCGTTTGTTGCTTCTGGCCTCGGCCCAAAGTGCTCGTCAACGACCCTTTTCGCTTTCTCTCTCGCAGCGTCAATTTCTTCCGGCGTAATCACGCCTTTCTCCAGCAAAGCGTACAGCATCCCCACGTAGTTCGTGGCGTGAGCGCGGCTCGCTTCGTTGACTTCTGAGGCAAGGATTTGCAGCGGGTGATTCACCATCGACTCCTTTGAACTGGCATAACCACGCGATGCAGCGGACATCTCATCTACCTCGTCACTCATGGTGTCTCCTGTGTTCGATGCCGCTGATCGCTGGCGTTCTCACTCGCCAGCGTGCATCTCAAGTCGGTTGATGCTCGCGTCGATGCCCTCGACGAAACCCTTCCATAGTTCCCAATTCCTGGCATTGGCATCACGATTCATGTTTCGATCGGCGTCATCGCGAAGCCGTCGCAGTTTCGCAACAGCGCCACGCATTTCACGTAATTCGTCAGCCAGCCTCAGCACAAGGGCCGCAGTCGGGTAGCGGACAACCTCGTCTGCCGACCCAAACGGCCGCAGGAAGTCTCGTGCTTCGTCCAGAATGTCTCGGGGTGCGCTCACGGGATCAGGCATTGGAGCGGACCGCTCGGCCGTATCGGCTATGGTCGCCTCCGCCGCGGCGTCATGATTCGTTCGCTCACGCTCGCGGCCCATGGCGTATTCCAGCTCGGCGGAAATCCGCTCCAACGCCCCCACTCGCCGCTCCAAGGCGAGCATGTCCACGGCCACGCCGTAGCCCCAGCGCGCTGGGCCATGCTCCTCCCACTCGCGCTTTCGGCTCAGTGCCCTGCGGACCATGTCGTCCGCAGCGGCGAATTGATCGCGGTCGGTCATGCGTACTCCTCGGCTCGTTTGACGGACAGCCCGGCAACCTCCGACGGTCTCCTGTACGGTGCTGGCTTCAGGTTGGCAAACTCGGCGGCTTTCCGGTCGAGCGCCGCCCGCCGCTCGGCGTCGTCATCGCCACCCCGCCGCCCGGGCTCGCGGTGCGTTCCGCCGCGGTCCTGGCAGCGTTGGAGCCAGCCCACGAGGAACTTTCGCCAATTGCGCCTCCCGGCCCGCTTGGGGTTCGCCCGCAGCCACTCGTGCGCCTTGGCGAGCTCCTGGTCGAGCACGGCACCCGGGAACGCCACCGCCCACCCAGCGCGGTCCTCGTCCTCGATCCCCGCCCACCCGGCTTCAGCCGACCACGTGACGCGGGTCTTCGCCGGCGAGCTGACCGCGTCCCGCGGTTTGCTCGTCGGAACCGGCGCAGCCGGTATGTATTCTTCTCTCTTCTCTTCTCTTCTCTTCTCTGTCGTTACTGTAACGCCGTTACGTAACGGTGCGTAACGCGTTACGGTGCCGTTACGCTGCTCGGCTACCTCGTTTTCCTCGGGGATTTCAGCGTTTTTTGCCCGCTCGCGGTGCCGACGCTGGCGGTCTGCGTTCGTCCGATCCTCTGCCGGACGGTTCCATTCTGTGAAGTTGGGCAGCATCACGCCGCCTTTCACCGCGACTGCCCAGCCCACCTCCACCATGGCGTCTCCGATTCCCTTCAGGCCGGCGAGGTCGTCCAGGTCCTCGGGGTGCAGGCCCTTCATCAGCCCGTCGGATGCGTGCTCGTTTGCAGCCGACCAGACGGCGTGCAGCCCGCCGATCACGAGCAGGCGGACAGACGCCCGAGAGAGGCCGGCGAACTCCTCTCCGGCGGCAGCGCCAACGGCCCTGGCGATCGATGCGACCTTGGGGTCCGTCGACAGGGACGCACGCATTTTGACCCAGTCACCCGCCATTCGTGACCCTCCTGTAGCGTGCCTCGTTCCGCCCGTTCGCGTTCCGCTCCGTGCCGTCGATGAAGACCAGTCCGCGGCGTGCCAATTCGCTCATCCGCTTCCCGACGGCATCCCTCCCGAGCCCGCACCTCGCGGCGATCGCGGTCGCTCCTGCTGGCCCCATGGCAAGGGCCTCGAGGATTTGCACGTAGTGGTCGCCCTCGAAGTCGGCTACGGCCGCAGCGGCTTCGTGCGATGTGACCGGGTCGGTTCGTCTGGCGCGAGCGGGAACCGCCCCGGCCAGACTTCCAAGCGGCGTGCTTTCCCAGGTCGCATCAATGGACGGGTAGTAGTCGCTCATGCTGTCATGTCCTCCATGATCCGGATCGCGTTCTCTTGCACCGGCCCGGCCTCCCACTCCACCGGCTTTCGCTCCGAAGATTTCCTGCATGCCATCGCGACCATCTGGCGGCGGCGGCTGTCTTCATTCATCGCCTGGATCGACATGGCAACGGTGACAATGTCCACGGGCTCGCGTCGCGGCTTCATTTGCATTGCGACGCCTCCTTCCGTATGGCCTTTGCGGTGTGGTAGACAGTCGTGACACTGAACCCAAGCCGGTCGGCTACCTGTTTCTGCGTGCAGCCGCTTTCCAGCAGTTGTTTGACCCGCGCGACGTCGATGTATTTCCGCGGCGGCATGGATTACCTCCTGTCGGGTTCGCTGGCACAGCCGGCATCCGCAGCCGGCGCGGGCATGCCGTGACGCCTTTCGATGTCGATGAGCCGTTCGTCCAGGTTTTGGTTCGTCAAGCGGAGGATCGACACCAGTGACCGCAGCAGGTTGTTTGTCTTCATGACGGCGTCCAGATCCTCCTTGAGGCTGGCCACCTGGTCGAGTGCGGCGTCTCGCTCCTGCCAAAATCGCCGGGCTCGGGCTCCTGCCTCACGTGAGGCATTTTCGCTGAGGGTAAGCTCTTTCCGGAGCAAGTCTGCCGCGCGTTCCGCCCGGAAAACGGCCTCGAACACGTCGACGCCGTACACCGCGCGTATGAGTGACCGCAGGATCATGCACCACCTCCATTCAGCGACAGGAACCGGGTTTTGATCTCTTTCCGCAGGGCCGCGTCGTGCGACTTGGATAGACGCGTCAAGGAACGCGCTTCATCCCAGTGCGCCAGCTCGCGGAGCGAGGCTGACGTCCGAACGTGCCGATCGAGCCGTTCGAAAGCTTTTTGCTCGGTCTGGGATCGGGCATTCATGCGTCACCCCCTTCCAGGTCTTCTCCCATGGCCTTGCCCTGGTCGACGGCCGCCGGGGTCGCCTGCTCTTGTTGGCCAAGCCAATCGAGGATCTCGTTCTCCCACCGGTCGACGGTTGCCTGGCCGACGCCAGGAAGGTCGAGCAGCCCGCGCGGATGGCCCGGGAACTTCCCACCCCGCAGGGCTTCGAAGTCTGCCACGGTGACGATTTTGGCTTCGCTGAGGATCCCTTTCTGCCGCTCCGTCAACGTCAGGGCCTGGTCGATCGGAGTGCTCCACCAGTCCTCGGCCGCGAACTGCAATTCCTGCTGCGCATCCGGCCCGCGGCGAATCGTCGCCCGGAGCAGTGCGACGGCCTCGTCCAGCCGCTTTTTCAGGACGGACGCGGCGGCCTTGGCAACCTCGTACTCCGCCTCCATGACCTCGCATTTCCGTTCCAAGTCTCGGACTTGCCGGCAGAAACGGCGGTCCCGTTCGGTCAGCTCCGGCGTTTCGATCTCTTCAACGGCTGGCATTGGCCACCTCCATTCCCGGACGGGTCCGATCCTTCGAATGCCGCACCCGCGCGGCTTCGACGTGCGCGACCAGCTGCCGGCAGATTCCGGCGAACTGGCGTTCGGTGAACAGGATCGCGTTCCGGCTTCGCCCGGCCGGGGTGATCCCGAGCGTGCCGGCCACGAACGCGGCCGACAGCGGGAACCCCAGCCGGGCGGTCAGGTCGCCCAGCGACAGGCAGGCCGGCTCGCCTGCGGGCGCCCCCGGCTCCGGAAACGGATCGGGGGCCGGCGCGGGCGTCGGAGCGGCGGTCGCCGCTTCCTTGGCCGCTTCAGCCGCCGCGGCTGCTGCCGCCGCCTCACGCCTCAGCTTCTCGGCCGCCTCGCGGGCTTCCCGCTCGCGGGCGAGGCGGGCCTCATCCTCGAGCACAGACAGCCGGTGCCGCTCGATCCGACCGTCGACCCACTCTGCAAACTCGGCTTCGGGCCGGATCATGTGGGCGGCGATGTCGCCGAACAGGAAGTCCTTCCCGGCGGCCCTCTCCCGGTAGAACGCCAGATTGGCCCGCATGATCCGTGCCACGCAGTCGGCCTCGATCCTGGCTGCGGCCAGGGCGGAGTCGACAGCGTCGTGCATGGACTCGATGGACCGCTTGCCTTTGATCGCGGCCGCGAAGTCTGCCCGGATGTCTGGCATCCGGAGCGGCACCAGTTCCGCGGATAGCTGGGCCACGTGCTTGGCCAGTGCCCGCTGGGCGGCGGTGACGATCTCCGCCCGGATTTCGTCCTTCCGGGTCTTCACCCGCTTCTCCAGGTCCAGGCGAACCCGGCGAGACTCCTCAGTGATCGCGTCCAGTGCCCGGAACAGCTGGTCGATGCTCGCGGTCTGGGCCAGGGCGTGAGCCTTTGCGGCCTCGATCCGGCTCTCCACCTCCCGGCACCACTTCACCGACAGTTCGGCATCCGCGAAGTCCTGGTCGGTGGACAGGTCGCGTTTCACGGCCCGCACGGCCGCAATGGCCGTTTCCCGGAACGCCACCAGATTCGACGCGATGACAGTCCCCTCGACCTCGATCCGGAGGGCCGGGAGCGTTTCGGGGGCGACCCCGACGGGGGCCGGCGCCGCGGCTGGCACCGGCTCGAAAGCCGCCAAATCGGCCGCGAACTGCGTCCATCCGGCGACGATCCGCTCGCGGAGCACAGGTTCCGATTCGATCCACCGGTGATGCTCCTCCACGAGCGCCCCCGAGGCGTCGAAGTCGCTCGCCATGAACAGGCACCGGTCGGCGCCGCTCACCAGCAGCTGGTGCTCGACCTGCGCCCGGTAGTGCAGCGGGATTTCCGCCATGTCGGTCGTCATGGCGGCCCGCAACTCCGCGTTCAGGGCCTTGTGTTCGAACGCCGTTTCGCCACCGAGCGTCAGCCCGTCGAAAGACGCCGAGTAGCGGCCGTTCGTGCCCGTCACCGGGTAGAGCGGCTCGCCGACGATCCGCTCGGCAATCGGCCTTGCCAGGGCCTCCAGCCGGTGCCCCAGGTTGAACCGCCGCTGCGTCGCGGCGTCGACTTCGGGCGTGATGCCGGTGGCGGCTTCGGACAGCAGCTGCCGGCGGGTCTTGTGCGGCGAAACACCCAGCATGGCCGGGGCGTCGCTCGCGTTGAAGTGCCTTGCCCGGTGGGCAAGCCATTCGGGCGAGCCTTGGGGGAGGGTGACGACTTCCATGTCAGGCACCTTCCTTTCCGAGACCGCGGATCGCGTTTTCAACGTAGTCAGCGTGCGGCGGCTCCCACGCGTCGCCGCGGTCAGCGGGCGCCAGCTCCGCGGCATCGACGATCTCGCCATCGGGGGCGACATGCTGGCCGGCGAACAGGATCGCGGCCTCCTGCCCGGCCGTGAGCGACCACCGAACGCGTGCGATCGAGAGCACCTGGTCGGCGGTCTTTTTGCCGCTCTCGACTGCGGCCCGCCATGCCGGCAGCTGCCGCTCGAACTCCGCATCCGACAGCACGGGCAAGGCCTGGACGGCCCGCGGTTCGGGAGTGGGTGCGGCACGTTCAACGATCCCCTCCGCTTCGTCCGGCTCCATGATCCCGGCGAATCCGAACGCGTAGCGGATGCCCTGGATCGCGGCCTTATGCCGCAGCATGCGGTGCGGCATCTTCCACGGGTCGGTGTTCCGATAGCACTCCGCCAGGTACTCCGTCACGACGACGGCGTGTGTCCGGTCCTTCCGGTGGACGCGGGCCGTGGCCGACAGCAGCTTGCCGGAGTCGTCGTGCTCGAAGTCCACCTCGAGCCCGTCGAACTCCGGGTGAGCGTTCGCCATCCGCATCCACCCGTCGACGCCAACGATCGGCTGGATTCCGCCGCCCTTCTTCGGGAAGGCGTAGATCTCCCGCGTGACGGGATTCAGGCCGTACTCGTTCGCGACCAACAGGAACGCGGCGAACTCTTCCCGCGTCGCCCCAGCGCACCCGCACGTGGCGCGGACGGTCGCCTCGAACGCGGCGGCCTCCATCCCGAACCGGCTCGCCATGGCCAGCAACACGGACCGCTTTGCCGGCTCCCGTGTCGCGATCGTCATTTCGGCACTCGCCATTACCGACCTCCCTGGTTGAAAAAGTGAATCGACCACCACACCGCCAACACGGCCGTGAATGACGTCACGGCCACACCCAGCCCGAATCCGACACACACAGCCGCCGCCGTGGTCATGGGCACCCCCACGCGACTACCTGGCGGGCGTCGATCAGGACCTCGTAGCCCCCGGCGAGCGTCTCGACGACGAGCTGCTGCCCCGGGAGCGTGTTCAGAATCCGTGCCGGCTCCCGAGAAAAGCCGAGGTAGTCGTCGGTGAATCGCACGACGTCCCCGCGGGCAAACCCGGCTTGCTCCGCCATCGCATTGGCGGCCGCGGCGGCTTCCGCGTCGCCCGGCTGGCGGTCGTGATAGGCGGCGGCTACTGGGCTGCCGGACGGGGCCGCTTGTTGTGCCCGTCTCGCTGGATCGCCTGGTAGACCTCCTCGCGGTAGATCTCCGTGTCGGCATCCGCTTCGAACCCGATTCGCACAACCCCGCCGACCAGTTCCACCACAGTCACGATGACAGGCCCGGAGCCCGGCGGAATCACGACGATCCTCTGGTTTTGTTCCCTCCGCAGCGTCAGCATCCCGGGCGCCCTCCAT